CGGTGTTCATTAAGATCATAACGATAGTGAATACACTTCATCAGATTCCAAACACGCATGATCTGCAGATCAAGTTCACGAGTATTCAAAGAACTATTGAACATCTCAACCAACTTGAACCTCTTTAGAATACCAATCTGGCGATGAACTTCACACTTGTCAAACGACTCGTAATAAGAATTGTTGTTGTCCACGAAAGCAAATACCTGATAAGGAATTTGAACTTTTTTGCAGAATACAACCAGATTAATAAGTTGTTTGATAGTTCCTTCCAGATTGTCATCCATAGAACCAGACCAATCAATATACATGATCAGACCATGATTCTTCCCAGTAGGAATTACAGAAGTCTTCCGAAAGATATCATCAGACCACTTATACGAAGTCAGTTTGTTAGTATCAAGAACTCCAGTACGAGCAATAGAAGCACGATTATATTCGTTTGCTTTCTTTTTCATCTCAAATTCTTTGATCAGAAAAGAAACTGCTTTGTTACTTTCTTGTTTGAAATTTTGATACGCCTGTTTCCAGTCAGAAATCCAAAGTTTTCCAGTAGGAACAGTCTGTCCGATGTAATCAATAGTGGTTTTCTCAGAAATCTCATTCATGCACACATCCATATCCTTTGAAAACTCTTCAATAGGAATGATATGTTTATCCCAATCTACGACAGGGGGAGTAACATAGATGTAGTTCTTCCTAGAATTGGTAACAAACTTACGTTGATTACGTTCCCAAGCTTTATCAGTAGAACCTTCATCTTCATCCACAAGATCATCTTCATCTTGTTCCATTGGAATATCTCCACCAGAAGAACTTTTCTTTTCTTCGGTTCCACCTTCAGATTCTTTCTTCTCTTCAGATTCACCCTCTTCGGTGTTTTGATCTGTATTATCTTGAGTAGGAATAGAGTCCATAAAAGAAGAAGCCTGACCCTGATCATTCTCAGGAGTTCTCAGATCAACCTTTTGTTCTTCTTTACGGTTTTGTTTGACATACTCATAGATTTTACGACAAACATCAACAACCTCATCAAAAGTTTGAGTGTTGCGAGTCATCTCAACGAACACAGATTCTTCTTCCGAGAAAGGAATCAGAGTAGCAACATCATGAATACCAATCTTGAAATACAGATTAATACGGTCAACCAAAGAAAAAGTCTCAAGAGACATATCTTTGATCTCAAAGAAATCTTCTTTATTCAGTTCAGAATAACCACGATAAAAAGATTTAGTAAGACCAGGATATTTTACTTTCATCAGACGTTCAATACGAGCGTCTTCTACAATGTTTAGATAGGACTGAGGAATTCCATAGGTATCTCCCCATGCATTTGGTGTATAAATTGCATGTCCAACTTCATGCCCCACCAGAAGATCATAAACATCATTACTTACATTTTCCCAGACAGGAAGACTCAACACACGGTTTTCAATATCAAAGGATGCAGTGGGAACATTAGAGTGTTCCACAGTTAGGTTCTCTGTAGCAAGAAGTTTTGCGAGAGTACTTTTAACTTGACGGTTGATGGTCATGTGTGATTTCTTATCGATGAAGCTATAATACGCCAAAAAAGGCCATCAGTCAATGAGGCATTTGATAAGGATAATTTATGACACAGAAACTTTGCTGAAGTTTTTAACTTTTTCAAATCTCATTACTCTATCAAATTTATCATGAAGTAGTTCTCCCTTATGAGAGATGATAAAGATATTGGAGTCGTCTGTAACTCCTCGTAAAATACGTAGAAAATCTTCAGTGCCGGCAACATCAAGTGAAGAATCAAATACTTCATCAAGAATTAACAAATTAGTATTTGCTGAATTTTTTAATTTAGCAATGGATCTCCAAGTGAACATTAGTGCCAGATCAATTCTCATTTTTTCACCTTCCGAAAATGAGGAATACGTAAAATCATCTCGATAACGAGATTTTATACTTTCGTCAAACTCTTCATCTAATGTAAAGTTTACGTAAAAATCAAGCATCTGAAGATACTGATTGATTAACTTATTCATGACTGGAAGATACTTCTTAATGATCATGGATTTAATTCCAGTGTCTTTAAGAAGACTTGAAATGAGATCGTAGTTTCTACGATCATCTTTAAGTCTAGTGATAAAATGTTGTGCAGTTATTCCTTCTGCAGCAATCTCCATAAGTTTGTTTTTCTCAAACTCAATATTTTCTTTATTGGTTCTGAGTTCTTCAATCTCATCTGCAATTTCTCTAACGTATTTGTTATTAAGACTTATGTCATTAACTTGTTTACGTATTTCATAATTAAGATCTGAGATATCATTTACAATTGTATTTTTATCTTCTATTTTCTTTTGAATATCTACAATCTCAGACTCTACCTTATGAAGTGCTTTCTCGCACTTACGAATCTCTTTATCACCTTCTTTAATTGCAGTAGTCTTAAGATTTTCACTTAGATCTTGATTGCAAGTTGGGCAGATATCGTTATCTGCATAGAATTTTTTACTTTTCTCAAAATCTTTGATACGTGAAGAGAATCCATGAGAGTGTTTCTCTAATGTCTTTAGTTCTTTTTCAATCGTCTTATAACCTTCAAGCTCTTTTTGTTTCTCTTCAATTTGATATTCCATCTCAACAATTTTGGTTTCACAATTAGAGATATCATAATTTAGGTTCTCAATTTTTTCTAGTTTTTGAGTAATGGTTTTTTTGTTTTGTGATTCAATTGTCTTAATAAATTGTTTCTGAAGATCTGCTTTTTCTCTGAGAAAATTAATTTGAGAGTTTGATTCTTTAAGTTCTTCCGATGTAATTTTAATACGATCCTTTAGGATCACATTCATGGCAGAGAAAATTTTAATATCTAAAAGATCTTCAATAACTTCCCTACGACTTGCAGTTGGAAGTTGCATAAATGGAACAAACGTGGATGACCCAAGAACTACAATCTGAGTAAAAGATTTATAATTAAGTTTTAGTACAGTTTGTTCAAACCATTTCTGTTGATCTACGGCAGAAGAAGATTGATCTAAAACAGTTCCATTTCTGATAATCTGAAAAATAGCAGGTTTGATTCCACGGCAAACTTTCCATTCAACATTGCCAATAGAAAAATTTACTTCAACTAGACAATCTTTTTCATTGATAGAGTTGATGAGTTGGTTTTTATTAACTTTACGAAATGATTTATTGAATAGTGCAAATACTAGTGCTTCAATAATGGTACTTTTTCCAGCGCCGTTTTGACCAACAATTAAAGTTGTACCAAAACCATTCAGATCAATTTTGATGGGAGTATTCCCCGCCGCAAGAAAATTTTTGTAAGAAATACTTTTAAATAAAATCATAAGACGGTTGAAATGGCGGGATTACAAAGTCGTCTGACGTAATGACAACATAATTATAACCGAATCTTTCGCAAGCCGCAATAGCCTGTTCTGGTTCGATTTCCATTGGTTCTAGTGGTTCCAGATCAAGGAAATTATCTGCTTCTAAAAGAACAATATAACGTTGTGCATCATCATACTCTTCAAAAAGCTGCAGAACTTTATCTCCTGTTTGTGTTGATACGGCGAGGGCGCCTTCGCCTTCTTTATCTTTTAAGGTTAGGATATACATTACTGCATTTCACAAGCTTCTACGTAAATAGATTTGATGATAGATTTTAATTCAGTTTTATTAACATATAATTCCATCTCTTCTATGTATCTATTTAATATAGTAAGAGTATCTTCACATTCCAGATCGCCAGAATCCTCTTCAAAATTAAAGTTATCATCTTCAATAATTTTGAGATCATGAATACCAACATCATAGAGACGTTCTACTAGTTGTTCAAACATACGATTATTTGTACGTTCTTCTACGATAATTTTAATATAAGAATTTTTGTATTCATGTACGTTAAATATTTTATAGTCATTCTTGACATCATTATAAAATATTTTTCTAAACATCTTATACGGATTTTGAATGAATGTTGTATCAAGAGTTTCTGGATTTAAAAGATTGAATCCTCTCTTTTCATTATAATCATTCCAGTACAATTCGTATGGGTTGCCAAGATATTCAATGTTGCCCTTTTTTGATCTGTGGTGAAAGTGTCCAGAAAATACTTTTTCAAAATTCTGAAACAATGATGCATCAGATCCACCATGGAATACATGTCCTGGATGGGCAATAAACCCATTAAGTTCTAGGTGTCCCATCACAACTTTTGAATCGGTTTTGTTAAGATGTGACATCACCTTCTCGCGGTTTTCAGAGTTAACCCAAGGCACCATAGTAATCTTAAGTCCTTCAACTTCAATATCAGTAATTTCACTGTAAATATTAATGTTGTTGTATTCTCCAAGTAAGAGTTCTGGAGTATTGATTTTGTTTGTGTTTTTATAGTATGCTGTATGATTTCCAACGATCATGTGAAGATTGATGCCCATGGATTTCAAAGTATCATAATATTCTGTCTTGATACGATGCCATGCACCCAAATCAATACCTTTTCTATTATCAAAAGTATCACCAAGATCAATTAAATTTTTGATCTTATGTTTTTGTAAATAGGGGAAAAATACATCATTATAAAATTTCATAAAGAATTCCCAAAAAATCTGAGAAGACTTTCTTCCATCTAGATGTTGATCTGTAATAAGAGCGATGGTCATCGATTTACCTTAATTTCTAAACTTTCTTTAATGCTATTCAAATCAGAAATACTAAGTCCAGATCCTTCGTCTACAGAAAATACTTCATCAAAACCAGATTTTTCTAATATACGAGCTTTAATATCCAACTGTTTCTTCTCTCGTTGAATACGACGGAGGAATGCAAAGTAAATAATTTGTGTAAAATAAGCAAATGGATTTGTTGATTTAGCTGGATCAAAATTGTCAATATATTGAAGACAATTTTCAATACCATCACAAATCATATCATCCTTAAACATGTAATTTACAAAGTTTGGACGATACGATAAATGAGTTGCTATTTTTAGAAAACACTCACCGACATACTCAGGAACCTTTGGTTTTGGGTTACCTTGATTTTTAGCTTCTTGAACATGAATTCTATATTGAACTAACGCATCTAGGAAGTCCTTATTGTTTACATAGTGTTCTTTCTTTTTCATGAAACATAAAAATGTTTTTTGTGTACCAATAGTATACCATAAAAATGGGGGGTTGACAAGGCTTTCAAATTTTTGTATAATAACTCTGCCAAGGTTCGATTAAAGGTTAGCTTAATTTATAGATATTTTCTAATAACTTTCTAGCATCATTCACTTTTGATTTGAACCCCATCTCTTCATCTAGATTAACTTTATTTGCTTCGTTATCATTAGAATTAAAATATTTTTTTACAGTACGATTATAAATTGATACAATACGAGAATCAGCCTCGTATACAGTAATTGTTTTTTCTTTATCAATAAAAACAATATCTTCTTTGGAAAATTTTACCCAAGGTCTAAGGTCTACTTTTAACATTTCTCCTTTGGGCGTTTCAATAATTTGTTCATCTATAACAAATGGATTCTCAATCACAAATCCATTTTCTTGTTCACACACTATAACATTACCGATAATTTCATCTCCAGAAATAAGTTTAATTAGACCGAGAAATTCTATATTCATTCGTTTTTTCTCCTAAAATTAATTGGGATTATTTCATAATTAAAATTTTCTTGAGAGTATGTTTTA